ACCCCCCGCTGGGTGACCCCCCGTACCTGCCGACGGGTGGGGTGGGGTGGCGGAGTGGCGGTGGCGGGGGCGGAGGGGCGGACGGAGAAAGATTTCATGATCCGCCCGATCCCACGCTTTTCAGAAAAAATTGAAACGATATTCAATCAGTATCCAGAATACACCGTCTCAAACAACTCTACTATGTCGTCCAAATGCTGTCACATCTGCCGTCAAATCAAATCCGAATCATCTCTGATGCCCAAGGACGTCAAAATCGGCGTCAAACGTGCTGCCGTCGATCTCATTTACCCAGGATTCTCTGATGCTGCTGATTGCCTCCGTGAAAATTACACGCCGTTTCCTCCCGAGCAGACCCTTACCCTTTCCAATATGAGTCTTTGTAAGTATTGTGCCTATTCCATTCACCTTTTGAATACAGATGAAAATTTCCTCGAAGGCGTCACCCATTTCAAGTCCATTCTTCCCGAGTTCTTCAAAAAGGACATTCCAATTATTTCCGACTGTGAAGATGCCATCGCCCTCGAACACCTGCCTTCCGAGTATCCCGAAGATCGTCACCTGTGCTACGCCATTCAACTCGCCTCCGCCTTTACTGCCTTCACCAAGTTCCGCGAAACAGACTCACACCTCACGACTTGCGACTTCCCTTCCACCGAAATTCAAGTCGTCAAATTCGCTGGCAACGTTCTTCGCCAAAAGATGAATACCCAATACGTCGCCATCGAAGGACGCCTTCAAACCAGTTTTCGCCCGTGCTTCTACCTGATGCCTGATGGCGAAGTTTCCGCCACCGTCAATATCGTCACCTGCCCCACCTCCACCACCACAGGTGGCGTCCTCCTTCAATTTCAATACATCATCGCCAGCAAACCTGTTGAAAACGGCAAAACTGGTATTGATTGTATCGAGCGAAGCATCTGTCTTGAGAATATTGTCTCCTGTGGAATCAACGCCAAAGCACTTTGCCCCGAAGATAAGGTGTGGTTTCCCAAAGATGGAAACCAATCCAAACCAAAAAGCATGGAATTCAAGGACTACCACGAAATCCTCAAACAAAACAAAAAACAACTCGATCGCGAAGAACAACGCGAACTCGCCCTCAAACGCCGCGAAGAAGAAATCGCCCTCCGTGCCGCCCGTGCCGCCCTCGTCACCGCCGTCGCCAAAATCGACGTCGATCTTGAACGCATCAAAAATCTCAAAGAACTCAACAAAGAAGTCGCACTCAAAAACCAAAAGATCGCCGACCGCAAGGAGGCAGAAAAACTCGCACTCGCCGCCGAGCAACGCCACGCAGAAAAACTCAAACAAAAAGAAATCGAACGCCAAAAATTCCTCTCAAAGAAAAACTAATTCCTTTGAGACGAAATACTACTGGACTGGAGTGTCCTTTTTTTTACTTACACTTAATTTTACCCCTCAACTTCTCCAACATATCCCTCATATTCTTCGCTCCACCTTTCGCGGTCTTTAATTCCTTTTGAAGTCGATTCGCCTGTATCTTCTCCGCGTCATCGTCCAATTGACCCCGACCCGCAATCTCCCTGTCATACATATCATCGTCCTCACTCTCATCTTCCGCCTCATCGCTACTGCTGATATAATCCGCATCAGGTATGAATCCCATTCTCTTTGATGATCCAAATGTCCCTATCGGCATCTCACCACCCTCTTCCATCTCAATACCCGCACCATACGGATTCGTCGGCATGCTTTGTAACGCCCTCATCATTCCTGACCAATTTCCTCTGTCCTGAAATCCATGGTGTAAATTCAAATCCAGATATTCGTCGTCCAATCCCGCCATATCCGCAGATACACCACCATACGCACCATCACCAACACGAGGAGGTTTCGGTGCCCCCATCGTCGGATCATAAGGTACGTTCGCAACTCCCGCCCTAACCGCCCTTTCCTCCGCACGACGAAACTTCCTCTGTGCTACATCTAACGCCTCCTGACGCCCTCTATTCCGTTGTGCTTGTAATGCCGCCTGTGCCGCCGCCACATTTTGTCTATTCCCTTCCAACTCACGGATTAAACTTATCTCCGCACGGGTCAATCCACCCATCTCTGGACGCTCGGGTTGTTGAGGTGCTACTGGAGGTGCTGGAGGTACTACTGGAGGTGCTACAACTTGACCTGGGGCAACACCCCTATTAAATGCGTCCAATTGCTGTTCATAAATCTCCCTTGCTGATGGTAATCCATTATTGACTCTCTGAAGTTCTCTATTTATATATGCTGATGCCACCCGACCTAATCCGTTCGGTGATATGTCGGGTCTATTCGCAGCAACCCACGCCCTCATCTGTCTCGCGATCACTTGTCTCTGTGCTTGCTGTGCCTGTAACCAGGCGGCGAGCATCGCATCTGGAATATCTGGGGGGGGTTCTACTGGTGGAGCGACTTGTGCTTGATCGCCTCGTGCTGGTGGAACTGGTTGCTGGACTGGGGGTACTATTGGGGCAGGGGGTCTTGGAGCATTAGGACCAACTATCGGTGCTATTGGTGGTTGTCCTGGTGGTTGAGGGGGTGCTGGAATATTGATCGGGGGCGAAAATGAAACAGGTCTCAAGTCATTATTAATAATATTATCATAACTCTCCTCTACCGCACGAAACTCTGGAATAGGGGTACCTGCCGCATGAGCGTTTAATATCTGCTCCAAACTCGGTTTTACCGAATCAAACTTCTCCTGTATTGCCTGCTCCTCACGCGACGATAATTTACCAGTCCGTCCATACAACCGAACATACGCCGTTGCCCGATTGAACGCCGAGAGATATTCGCTGATTCCCTGTGTCAATTTACCACTCTCCGCTGGTATCGCCATCGCTGAAACCGCCTGTGATAATGATGACGACATCTTATCCAAAAATCCCGATAACTCATACGCCGTCTTACGATCCAACTCATCGGGTCTCAAAAATTGCTCTTTACTCTGCTGGACGAAGGGGTAGTTCAGTAAAAATGCTTTCTGCGATGCCCTTGCGTCCTCACCTAACGCCTCCGCGATCTGTTTGCTACGCATCGCCCTATCCGAATCCGTGCCTCTGTGTCGATTTGCCATTTTATATGTATTACTCTCCTTTTGTTTTTATTATTAATTTCCTTTCATTTACTTTTCTTCACATATAAATTGTTCGCCTTTATGTGTTTTACCGCCTCTGGCAATCTACACCCCCTCTGCTTCATCACATCACGCACCATCGCACCATACGCATTAGGTCTCCCCTTTCGCGACGTTTCTGGTATTCCTGAACCACCATACATATCTTTCATCGGTTTCGGTTTCATCTTCTTCGCACCACCATATACCGCTTGAAGATTATTCGTCTGGATTAAGGGGTGTGCTCCTCCCACGCCAGGATTGCCTCCCACGCCAGGATTGCCTCCACTCATCGAACCCCCCTCCAACACCAGCGAAGGATTTTTTGTACCTGATCTACCTGTTAAATTATCTGATTTACTTCCAGTCCATATATCCTGCGGTGCCAGCACTACCGCACCTGACGCCTTCTGTGCCTTCGGGGTTCGACCACGCGACGCCATAGTCGTCCCCATCGAATTATCTCCTGAAACCAGCAGTCCCTCACGCTCCTTCGTAGCAGTATTCCGAGAGATTTTACGACCATACCCCTCGACCGCCTCAACAGGAGGACGATACTCTCTATCAGTCATATTCCCGTATGGTTGTGATTTTTGCCCTCCTGGATATGCCTCATCTTTCGGCATCGTCTCCTCCAAGTATTTCGCCCAATCCTCTTTAGTCATACCGTCCCACCAAGTCTTCCCCCCCTTCCTACCCTGTCCTCGCCTCCCAACATCAACAACATCACCGTCAGGGTCATTAGGGTCATCAAGATTTACGACCCGTTGAGGAGGGGTTTGTGGTTTTGGTGGTATAGAAAAATATGCTTTTATTAATCCAACCGCCCATGCTGCCAACTGATATTGGACTGGTAAAAATCTAACGAATAAACCAGTATTTGCCATAGCAAAACGAAGTAGTGTTTGAACAGCATCGTTATTGTATCCTCTTCTTAACGTTTCTGCCGCCCTCATAACCGTATTGCTCACCACCCCCACCGCCGACGCCCCACTAACAATCGCAGTCGCAAGTGCGTTTATAGCAGGCATTATTATATTTTCTAATGCCGCCTGACCCATCGCTTTCGCACTTTCATACGCTTCAGTAGGGGTTATACCGCCCACTAACTCCTCGCCCATTTTTGTCGGGGCGGACGATGCCCCACTATCGTTTTTTCGCCTCCTTCCACCAATACCAGATCCAACTGGATTCGATGTCGGCATGTCCCCATACGAAGTCGATCCCGTCGCTGCGTTTAATTGCTCCACCTCCAACTTCGGACTGAACCCGAGCGAATTCGCGGGTATCGGTTTCGCATCAGCAAACACCCCTTCGCCACCGCCAATTCCAGCACCTAAACCCCCCTTCGAACGACGCTTCGCACGAATTGACGCCATATATGCCTTTGCTTCCGCAGAACCCTTCACCATACGACCGCCAGAATGACCACCTGGAGCACCATACATTCCACCTGATATTCCTGGACGACCACCACTATACCCATTACCATCAGCACCCGCACCACCAACTCCATCACCACCACCACTATACCCATTACCATCAGCACCCGCACCACCATATCCATAACCCAACAACTCCAAAACACCAGCACCCGCCTCACCATACGGGTTTCCACTCGAAAGTAGGGCGTCCTTCAAAGGTGTTCCCACCACATCGAGAACTGGTTTTATGTAATCTTCCCAAACACCCTTCACAGTATCGTACGCCTCGCTGATCGCCTCCGTAAAATCGTCCCAGTTGTTATACCACTCACCTCCATAAAAACCAGCACCTTCGGGTGCGTTTCCAAACAGATCCTCCATAAATGCCATCTCATCTTCCGAAAGATCGGTCGGCATATCTTCGGGCATCTTCGTCATTCTTCCTATCTTTTTACTCTCCATCATACGGTTACGACCCCCCTTATAATCCTCAAGAGACGCATACCACGCACAACCCACCTGCGGTCTTCCAGAACCGTCCATATTCCCAACCTGAACCACCTTATTCGCAGGAAACTTTATTCCAGCACCAGACCTCGCGTGGTCTATCGCACCCGCCCAAGGCACCTCACGATACGGCATCGTGGTTCCAACCATCGCCGCCGCATTACCACCGATACCTCGACCACTAAAAACAGTATCGCGACCCTGTGCCGCGTCCGCCGCCATACCAATCGGCGTGTATCGAAATGCCTGACCTATATCATCGAAAAAATTCCCGCCAAAAGAACTCGCAGCACCTTCCATGCGATACTCTTTTTCCGCCTGTGAAAGTGCCCGAGGGTGATTCGCGGCACCCCTCATAACATCGTTGTATTGAGTATTAAGTCCGCTGTCGGATCCATACCCCTTACCTACAAAGTTTGCGGCGGAGTGTCTCGCCGCCCTATTCATTATCGCATCGTTGATTGACGCGATCCTACGATTATATGCCGTATCCATATTCCGAGAGATTGTTTATGTAATACTCTATAAATTTGTTTTTATGCTTAATTTATTTGCTTAAGCATAAAATCATGTAAAAACCTCGGATAATCAGTATTAATTAACACCGACTGGCGAGTTTCATACGACCACCGACGCCGTCCGCACCTTTACCGAGTGCGGATTTTGCTGCGGAAACTGCGTCCATAATCGCCTCCTGTGCTTTCGGGGCAACATCAGCAACACTCGTGACGGCGGAACTCTCCACACCACCAACCAGGCGGAGGTGACGCTCGCTGACTGGTTTCATTTCTGACGCGGCAAGAACATCGCTCTTCGTGAGGATACCCGTGTAAGTCGAACTAACACCCTGGGACGTAATAAACAAACCAGAATTAACGCACATCAAAACAATCTCCACCTGTGATGTCGAGGTACTGTAATTCTCTAATTGTAAATTGAACTGGAGGTTGAAGGATCCCAAACTGCCAGCGGCATAGAACTCCTCTACAATAGGGATATCCTGTCCAAAACGCAAAGCAAGAAGAGACCCTGAAGTCGCCAATTGTTGAATCTGTGTATTGTAAGAAGCACCAGGCACAACAGCAGGGGCGACATACTTGTTCGCCTGACCCTTAAACTCCAACCAAGTCTGGTTCGTAGTTTTAGCGGACATGCGGAATAAAGTCTCCTGTGTGGCGTTTGCCAACAGACCAGACTGGTTATTCCAGTTAATAGAAATACCAGTAATGGGAAAGAAACAATCAGCATCTCGGTTCGTCTGCGAAGTCATCGGTTTTCTCGCACAAATCACCAACATATCGGGGACTTGATTTAACTGTATGTTATTGCTCGAAAAAGTGCCTGATCCTGGGACAAACATATTCGCTGCGGACAAAGCACCAGCGGCGATATTTCCTTGCGTGGTAGTCAAATAACGCGGGAAATCAACATAATCCACAACGTTCTTTGAGGGCAAAATCTGCGAGGGGTGAGGGGTAAGCATCTGGAAATGTAACTCCGATCCTGTAACCGCGGCGATAGTAACGGCGTAGTTAGCAATCTGGGCGGGAGTAGCACCACAACGCCACAAACGGGTCGCGGCGGCGGAGATATTAAAAATGAAGTTCAAGTTGCTCACACCATAAATACCCATCTGGTTTGCCGAGAGATTCGCAAAATGAAAAGGAGAAAGAAACAGGGGTTCATAAGAAGTAAAAACAAGGGTACAGGTGCGGACTGAAGCACCATCACCGATCGTCTGTTGATTCCTGTAACCAACACCACCAGCAGGGTTAGGGGTAGTCTGAAGCAGGTAATCGATATTATAAGAACCACGAGACACAAGAGAATTATCGGCGGTCTGTGCCCAAGAACCGTTGCTATCGTTATTCGCTCCAAGTTGATCGGGATAATTGCGATAAGTATCAGGAGCAAGAGGGCAAATACCATTCCAACGAGAAAGGGCACGGTCGTCACCATACATACGAAGCAACTGTGGCAACACATCGCGGATATTAACCGAAACGCTGTTGTTATTCACCTGTACCTGAAGGGTAGTGGCGGACATATGAAGGGGGAGGGGTGCCAACGCATCACGATTGCCAAGATCAATCAAGTAGGTTCCTGCGGCGGGAGTTCCAGTAATGGTAAGTTCATACGTGGATTTCCAAACGACATTACGGTCAAGGATCGTAACCTCGGAGGGGGTCTGGATAGAATAGGTTTGAGAAGAGGCACTTTGAGAAGTAGCGGGGTAGATCTGGGTAGTAACATTCTGACCCGACTTCACAACACCAAAGGGCAACGAGTCGGTGACACGCATGCGTGCGTCTTCGACCAATACCTTCCTGAAATCTGCTGATGACATTATTCGAGTTTTATGAATATAGTTACAATTTTGTTTTTATATATAATTTCGGTTCGAATCTTAATCGCCGAGAGATTTTTGTTTAATCAATAGTAGCATTATAAAAGTCCTTCCTTCGAAAGAGTATCTTAATGCTCGCCGCACAACCCGCCGCCAAGTTGAATCGATGAAGACCACTAAACTTATCCTTCCAAAACACCGAAACCTCCACCGCATTTACGGGGGTAGTGC